CGCTTTAGCCTTACCGCCTTTTTTCATACCCATGCTTGGGGCAGCGGGGGCAGGAGCAGGAGCGGCACCGGCACCGCCACCAGCGGCAGCAGCAGCAGCCATTTTAGCCCTCATAGCGCGTCTACGCTTTTCTTCTTCAGACATAGGTGCTGCTCCCATAGGGGCTCCACCCATAGGCGCTGCTCCCATAGGTGCTCCACCAGCGGGAGCAGTCATACCACCACCCATCATTTTCTTAGTGCTCTTTTTCATAAACTCTTCTCCTATAGATTTTGAAACACCAACTTTCTTGGCGAACTTGGGGTTATTGGCTACTGCCGCCATAAACTTCTGTTGTTTCTTCGATTTAGCGGGCACCAGACTCACTCCTACCTTCCTTACGAGTCCAAGCGGGGACCTTTTTAACCAAGCCCCCGCTTTTATAGTAAGAACGCACAACCTACTCCAGTATCAGAGTTATTTCGTTAGCAGAACCAGTAAGTGCAGCAACAAAACAGCCGTCACGAGCTAATATACCGTCTGCGGGTATATAAATCTCATTCCAGCCTGTAGGTAATGTGAGGTCCAAAAGGATGTCCCCACTAGCGGTACCATCACGCAACTGGAACGTACATGCGGCGGCGGCGTTAACCAACACACCTAGTATACGAGAGCGGCTTGGCCCAACAAGAGCGGCAGTGTCACCTTGCGAAAAGTTAAATGCGCGTACTAAATTAGCAGCCATGTTATCACCTCTCGTTTACGGTTGAAGTGCGGTATTGAACGCCTGTGCATACAACACAGTAATAACAGCACTACCAGCATTAGTAGCTGCACTAGCTGTTACGGTAAGACGCAGGTCAGAAGAACCAGTGTTTTTCCACGCTAGCGTTCCACCACCTTGAGTAGTAACAGTCTTTAGACCAACAGTAGTACCAGAAGCTAAAGCGTTAAGGAATGTAGCTGCACCACCACCGGCCTCCCCAACACTGATGTTGGTAGTAGCATTAGCTGCCACTTCTAGGTCAACTAGGATGTTAACAACCTTAGAGTTTGCGGGGATAACGATATCAGTGGCTACAGCGGCTAGTGCGCCACCGGACAAATCAGCTACATACTGCTGAGTCATTACAACATAACCGACGTTTGCTACGTCAGTACCTACTGTTGTGCCATTAGTGTTACGAATATTACCGGCCCGGATAGGACCAGAAAATGTAGTAGTACCCATGTTAATCTCCTGTCTTGGGTTAGTCAGTTACAGGGTGTAACTGTCAGGGATTGGTATCTTATAACACAAAAAGTAAGGGGGGCATAGTCACCCCCCTTCCTAATTACGCACCGGGTGATCCGTAAATTCCAAGTGGGTCAGAAACCCCGAAGGAATAACGCTCACGAGCCTTGTAGCGCGAATTGCCCGTGTCAAAATCTGCATCCATAGATGTAGACATTGGAGTACGAACAAAGTGCTTCAGGCCGTTAGGCACATCAGTCATCAAGAACCAAGCATTGGTATCTGTGAGGTAGTGGTTAACAGAATATCCTTCAGGGATAGAACCGTTATTGCGAATAGCGTTAATATCGTTATCCGCAGTACCTACACGACCATCAGTATCCAACAGACGAGTTGCAACGAATTGCAATGCTGGTGGGATGATGAGCTTCCGTGGCTGAGAAGCGATCAACAATCCGCGCTCATCTGTCCACTGACTGATATTAATAACGGATGCTTCAAGGGAAGTCTCGTTAAGATCAGCTGCAACAGTTGGGCGGTTCGAGTTGGTGCCACCAGAAACAAGTGGATGCGCTGTTGAGAGCAATGGCTGTCCGTCACCGTAAGTGGTGCCAGCAGCAAATCCATTGTTCAAAATAGACGCAGCTTTAACTTGCTTAGTGTACGCCATTGCACGAGCTAGGGCCTTTGTATAACGAGCAGACAGTGAGTCATACAAGTTATCTTCAATAGCTTCCTCAGTAATTGAGAAACCCATTGCAACCGTCTCATGCACGTAACGTGCACTCCATGCTTCTTGCGCATTGTCATATTCGATGGCTGAACCTTCGTTTTTGACCGGTGCGGCTTGGAAACCGGATAGTTTGGTTTCTTCTTCAAACGAGCGATCTGAAGATTCTGTTTCAAAAATTTGGGCGTGCTCTTCGCCATATTTTGCATATTCCAATCCAAACAATGCGTTTAAACCGGGAAGTAGCTCTTTAAGGAGCTGGGCGCGTGAAATAGCCATATTATACTACTCCTTATAGTCCAACGTTATTCGTATACGAATGTGCGCTGGGGTTAAACTTAACTAGTACATCTGTAAAAGCATCGCCTATAGTAGAGTCAGCTCCAGAAGCAAACCCAATAATACGAAAAGCCGCTGCTGCTGTTTGAACAGTCGCGTCTAACGCACTAGTAGAGTTACCAGTCGTTGTTGATCCAGTTGACGTGCTTTGCACAGCAGCAAAAAACGTATTATTGCCTAAAACTGTTTGAGCACCTGAACCATCTAATTGTGCTTGAAATACTACATCGGGGTCAGTAATGACCTTAGCAGTAACAACACCAGTAGTGCCAGATGGGTAATATTGATCGTTAGTGAATTGACCCTGAGTATTTATATACTCACAACCAACAAAAACACCAATAGCACCCACAGCGGAACCACCAAGGTTATTAGTAGTGATGTCTGCGCCAGTAGCGGTAGAGATAGCAAGATAGCCATCAGCACCTATAATAACGACTTGACCGTAGAAAATGTTAGTACCTTCTCCAGCAGGGTCAATCAATAGCGATTGAACCGCACCAGCATAAGGCATACCATCAATACGGTTTATGGGACGCAGCCCATAAGGAATAGCAGAAGTTGCCATGTTAATATCCTATCCTATTTTAATTTAATTTCCGTTTCCAAAAGTAACCTTCGTTTGTCTGTGGTTAAACAGAGGCATACGAGGATCGTTCTCTTTCATGAGACTATTGTCTACAGAGTTCATCTGATCGTCTGTCTGTTGTTGGTAGTGACTAGACCGTTCTTCAACTAACTCTGATGGAGCTTTACATAACATTAAACCACCAATTACTACGTTCTCTGCAAAGCGTTCATTCTCTACAGTTACCATCGTAATTTCGGGGTGATCTTGTGCTTTACAAGGCTCCCAACCTTCTCTTAATTTTGAGGATACATTCGTGGCATCTATTTTCCCTTGCGTGCTGATACGAACCCAATGAAATACATAACCCGGCTCGGGATTTGGAGATGGTAACACCTCGGGGCGCGTCCAAGCCTTTTTATGGGTCGTTTTTTCTTGCGTTTCTAACTCACGGTCAATTCTGTTCGTAGCCATTATTGTTTCCTCATATCTAGTGCAACCTGTTTGGCGTATTGTTCGGGAGTAAGTCCTAAGCGTTTAGAAAGCTGGTACTGTGTTTGCGTTAGCCTAATCTTCCTAGGCGAAGTGCTCCGCGTAGCGGGTGCAACCACATTTGATCGCTTCTTCGGCTTTTCTACTTCCTCCCCCTCGAAATTCTCGGGGAATAACTGCCGCATACGAGAATCAATTCTCTCGTAGTACTCATCGCTCCGAGGATTTATACCCTCCTCGTTGACAAGTTTATTATGCAACCCCAGCGCGTAACTTGTCATCTCTACGTCTTGGTTGAACCAGCCGTTCGCGTCTTGCCACGCTTGTGCCCGTTTATCAACCTCCACTGGCGGTGGGGTGGTTTCAGTTGCCGTTTTTACATTAGTTTCATCTTCTTGTAAAGCTGGTAACTTGAAATTATTTAGCCTCTCAGCCTTAATCTTGGCATTTGTTAGGCTTTCTTGCGCATTTAAGACCCCATCTGAGTCCCCAGCTTCATACGCCTCCTTATACTGCTTTTTAGCAGATTCTAAGTCTGTTACTGCACTGCGCTTAGCTTGCTCAAGTAAGGCTGTTTGGTTCTTGTTTACGTTGGATTTGAGTTTTTTATTCTCTTCCACAAGTTGTTGAGATAGTCTTTCTAGCTCTTCACGTTCACGAAAAGCCACTTCTTTAGCGCGACGTTCGTCGTGATAGCCCTTGCTAAAATGCTGTATCCGTTTACGCACTTTCTCTGAATAGTCTTCCAACTCGTCATCAGTAATGTCTTCTGGGGGATCAGAGGGTTTACGGTTGCGATCAGCCTTGGGCGTATCATCAACCACTTCAACCTCATATTCCTCGTCATCAGTATCCACTTCATTTTCAACGACAGGCTCAGATTTCTTAGCAGCGGCCTTAGCTTTCTTACCTCCAATGTCCACTTCGATAGCACTGGAACCCTCCACTTTGATGTCTTGTTTTTCTTTTGTTTCCTCCTCAGGAAACTCGTATTCTACTTTTTGAAAAGGCATGAGTTATCTCCTATACAGCCATGACGCCACGAGGATCGGGAATTACAGCTTCCACAGAATCATCGTTCATCAATCTAAATTCTTTTCCGTTAACCTTAAACCGTGTGCCTGTGTTCATACGGAACATCACATAGTCACCCTCTTTACACCAAGGGCCTTCGGGGAAACGATCTTTGTCTGAATAGGCATCTGCACCCATGTCTATAACAATACCCATAATCGACATGATGTACTCTTTGTGCATCTGGGTAGTTGTTTTAAGGAGGGCACTGTCGTGATAATATTCTTCGACATCAGGTAAAGCTATTAACAAACGATAGCCAGAAGGCTTGGGCATTTGTGCTTCCCATTCCTCATCACTAGGTTCGCGTCTGGTAGGGGTGGGGAGAATATCTAGGTTTGTTTCCGCCCCCATTTTTTCTTTTGGCGCATCAGGTACTTCAATAGTCTGAGTATTAGTCATCTTCTTCTTCCATATAGTTACGCGAGAGGTCCTCAATGTGCTGCTTGCTGGCTTCAAGACCCCGAATTAAGCCAACAATTTCTTTATAGCCCGCGAAGTCTTTAGCAGACCCCCCAGAAAGAAATTGAGTTGCAGACGAAATATCTTCGTCGAGTTTTTGTTTAAGCACGTCAAAGACGGTTTTAGCCATTATTTACCTCGTTTAGGCTCGTCAGCCATCATCTTCGCAAGCTCCAAATCGAGCTTGTTATTTCCTTGGCGACGACTTGCCGCCACGCGAACACCCTCTTTCTGGGCGTCTAGTTGTAGTTCTTGTTGATCCAGCTTTAACTTTTCAGCGCCAATCAAGGCATCAACTTGATCTTTCTGCGCCCTACGCTGCAAGTCTGCTTGTTTGATCTGCGCTTCTTGCTGATCTTTTGCTGCCTTGCGTTGGACTTCTTGTCCCTTGAGTTGTAGCTCGGCCTGTTTCTGCTGGAAGACAGGGTCTTGCTGTTGTTGTTCCGCTTGTTTCTGCGCAGCTTCTTGCTGATGCCCCTGCATAACTTGAGCGCCCGCTTCGGCTACCAGACGTGACAAATCCACTTCGATCTGTTCTGGCAGTTGTCCCCCCGGAGGCGGTAGTGACACACCAAGTTTTTCTTCGATCTGCTGGCGATACTGGAACCCAAGGTGCTCTGCGATATGCGCTTGTAGCGATGCCATAATCTGTTGAGCTTGTGGGTTTTGACCAATCATCTGAGCAACCTGTGGGTCCTGCATAAACGACGTGTGCGTTGCAATATGCGCTTTCTGATCTTGGTAGATAAACGCCCGTATCGGCTTGCCAACCAGAGCATCCATGTTCTCGCTGACTGGATCGGCGGGCTTGGAGTCTTCTCTTATAGGAACAAGTTTGTCTGCGTTCTTCACACCTAACACCTCAATCATCTGTCGATGTAGTTGTGGTAGGTCATATATCTGAGGCGCTTGCTGAGCCATCTGTAGCACAGCTTGATACTGTACGACTCGTTGAGCCATTGTGGAGCTGTTAGGGTCACTGACAGGGATTACATCCACCATCATATAGTCTAGCTGCCGTGCGCTTATTTCGCCTCGTAGGGGCTGATACCCGTACTCTTCGGGCGCGTGTTCTGCCATGATAGCTTTAAGGAGTTTAAACTCCTGCTTCATAGTGTAGTGAACCCGCGCTTGTACTGCCGCCATTGGCTTGAGAGTTCTCTCCAATAACGCCAGTGTAGTTCCAACAGGAGCATTAGCTGACATATCAGAGATATTCATGTCAGAAATAGCACCCAATCTACGACCTTCAGTCGTAATCTGGTTCAACAAAGCTAAGAGAGTTTGGCTTGGCTCCTTGTAAGGAAGGGGCATAATATTGTCACGGATACTACCTGACGGTACGTCAACATCTTTCCATTCCCCCGGTTCAATGGGAGTATCATCTCCCTTGATACGCAGCCCTCGGGACTTTAATCCGCCGGGGAGATTCGACAGAGTACCAGCATCAACTAGCTGACGTATCAAGGAAGTCCCAGCCTTAGCATATCCACCAATAATATGAATAAGGCCAAGGCCATAAAAGCCAAATCCCGGCACATATACGTAATGTACGAAGTGCTGCCGTTTGAGCATTAGCTCGTCGTCTTCATTCCAATTACGCCGTATAGCAAGGACTTCTCCAGTACCACGTTCAATCGTAACGACGTAAGGTTTTGCTATCTCGTTTTCGTCTTCATCAATACCATCAATAATTAAATCTGCGTGTATTTCATAAATAGCAAAACGACTATCGTCAGAAATAGAGAAGCCATCATCTTCGGCTTTCTTCTCTTCGATGTCTGTATGGAACGGCTGTGGGTCTCCTAGTTCTACATCACGGTAGAAACTCCCTGCCTGCAATTTTTTTAGTTCGTTCTTGGTCTTGCGCATGATATGCGAGACACGTTCAGCTTGCTCAATCGTAGACGCGCCGTAAGGCACGATAACATCTTCTGCTGGGATATAGACCGCCACCTGACGCCCTAGGTTAGGATCGAAGTAAACCTTCTTAAACGCTGACCCTGCAAGCCCTAGGCTATACAGCATACGCTCGTGTTCGGGTCTGTACTCCACCATGCGCTCAGTAAGCTCATAGTTCATGTCAGCCTTTACGCGTTCGGCGGCTTCAATTTTTTCTTGTGTTTCGTCCCCAAGAATTTTAACCTTGACAGGTCCAGCGGCGGGAAAAGTCTCGCTCATTGTTTCTGCTTGAAACCGGATAGCTGCTTCTGCTAGAACTGTAGAGTACACTCCACAAGCACCATCCCATGGGTCTGTACGCTCTTCGTATTTAAGTCCTAGGGTATCTAGCCCTTTAACAAACGTATCCGCCCACTCTTTTCGGCTTTCGATGTCAGCTTCTACAAGCCCTAACAAGTCACTAGATAATTCTTGTAAGTCGCCATCTTCCAGCATCTCTGCCAAGTTACCATCAAACCCCACGAGGTCAGTCTCATCCATGTCAGGGATTAATGTGATCTCGACACCCCCATCAGACAGCGTAACCATCTCAGGATCGACAATCTCTATCTCTAACGCAGAAGTGTCCATCTCTTCGACACCTTCTAATTCCTTATCCAAACCCTCTGGGGCTGAGTATAGCCCTTTTTCTATCGCCATAATCTAGCCTCTTAGTAAAACCCACCACGACGTTGACGGAAGTATTGTTGCTCTTCTGGCTCGTCAGTAGGTAGTCGAATAAATCCGCCCTGTCTAAATCGCATAAGCGCCATCACCGTTGAGTCCACTAAGTCATCATGACTCGTAAAGGGGAATCCAGCAATCTCTTCTACCACTTCTTCCGCCCATCTAGTAGGGGGTACCCAGCAAATGCCCGATGCCACAATATCTGCAACGGAGTTAAGTCGCGCTAACTTATCACCTGATCCTCTATGCGGAGTATACTCTGATACAGGCAGTCCCATTCGTCGCATCTCTTGATACAACGCGGTACCTGCACTTTTCTTCTCCACAATAAACGCGTCAGGTTCCCATTCAGCGTACTCTTCCATTGCTAGTGTTTTTAACTCAGGAAACTCCATACGCTTCTTTATACTGTTTAACAATATAATATTGTACGCATTTGTATCCTCGTTGAAGAAAACGCCCCAAGTAGTGAGTGCTGTATAGTCAGCACGGTTGTGTGTTTCTGCTGCGGCGTCCAAAGACATTATAAGGTATTCAGAAGAAGGGGGGCTATCTTGTTCCCACAGATTCCACCAGTCTCGCTTAACTATCGACGCTTCTTCAGACGTAGGATTCTGTTGGTACTGCGCGTTCCATTGGAACGTAGGCATTGATGCCTTGGTGCGTAACAACGCCTCCAAATCAAAGAACTCAGGCCATAGTGGTTTTTCCACATAGCGATTAGTTTTTTTATTTTTTACTTCTAGTATAGCGGGAAACTCTACTACTTCATATTGATCAGAGCGGTTGTTCTTTGCCATGTCGTTTGTAACACGCCCAGTCAGATCATCCATGTGCCATCTAGTTTGGATGATAGCTACGCTACCTCCGGGCATCAGACGAGTACGAGCACCAAACGTAAACCATTCGTATGCTCTAGCAAACACCTCGAAGTTCCCGTTTATTACGTCTTGTTCAGAATGTGGATCATCAACGAGCAATAAATCTGCGCCGCGACCAGCAAGAGCAGAGCCAATTCCACAAGCATAGTATTCTCCCCCGACGTTAGTGTTCCATCTACCTGCTGACTTACTATCCTGTGCCAACTTTACAGTGGGGAATACTGCTCTGTACGTATCTGTAGCTATTAAGTTACGTACTTTACGCCCAAAGTCCACAGCTAAATCAGTGGTGTGGGAGACCATCATGACCTTTTTGTTCGGGTTTCTACCCAAATACCATGCCGGATAGAAAATAGAAACAAGCTGGGATTTGCCATGTCTAGGGGGTATATTCACACAAACACGGTCTTTTTCCCCTCTTTCGATACCCATCAGCATTTCCGCTAGTATGCGGTGGTGCTTGCCTACAATAAACTCGGGCATCATTAACTTACAGAAGTCTATTAAATCGTCGTAGGCTGCTTTGTTTTGTTTGCGGTTGCCTAATTCCCCCGCCATTTTGTCTATTTCAGCTATCTCATCTGGCGAAAAACTGTCTAAATTGTCCAACAGACGCTGAATATCGTCTTCAGAGAAGTCTAACGCCCCCTCACTCATCAGACTCGTCCTCAATACCTAATTCTACATCAATATCTATGGCCTCTGGGTCTACAAACTCCGCATCTATCACGTCTTCTTCTAAATTTACCAGCTTTGACAGCTTACTACGCAGGCTTTCACGTAGTTCATCAGTAGTTCTGTGGGTAATGGTGACTTCGGTCTTGTCTGTAAACAGTCCAACGTCCGAAATCTTACCCAAAAGCTCCAACGCCCGGATACGAACACGGGGGTCTGGGTTCTCAGTCTCTTCAATTAGCTTGTTTGTGACCAAATGACGAACTTGGACCGCGCTTTCAACGACAGAATGTCCGAATTGGGTGAGAATATTGTGGGTCATTATCAACGCGGCGGGTGGTAATGCCGCTGCTCGCTTCGTCGAAACCTTTTTAGAAGTCTTACTGGGGTCATCAGCGTAAGCTAAAATTATTTTAGCCGCAATTTCCTCGTCTTCACTAGTAGGTTCCACGTCTAGCCCGTGCTCTTTCATCATAGAAGCAGTATTACACGCGGCTTCGGCCCGTGCACGCAGGTCCATGTACGGAATTTCGTCCGAGTATGGTACACCAATCTCTGGTTCGAGCACTAAAGACATACTGTTTCCGCAGGTTGTTAACCGTTATTGCCGAGTTATACATAATAATTTGTTTTTGTGCAAGGAGGTTGGGACTCCTAGTGGGGGGTGTTCCATATATAAGGG